GGCCTAAAGTTTCAGCGCCAGCTCCCTGTGCAGCACCTCCAATGACATCTCTAGCGACTTCAGGAGAACCCTGACTTGAAGGAAGCCCTAGCGCATTTGCTATAAGGCTATTCGCAGCTACTCCAGCACCGCCACCAAGAGCGGCCCCAGGAATGGCGGCAGAACCTAATATTGGAGCACTTGCAGTAGCCCCAGCAATTCCACCAGCAGCCATACCCAACATTGGCAGGACATCGCCTGCATGTTCAGCAATACCCTGCATGAATGGGGTAGCTTCATTCCTTGCCTTGAAGGCAACTTTCTTGTCGCCGACCTTGACGACATCGCGGCCAAATGAATCCTGGCTGACATTCCCAGGGCCGTATCTCTCTTTGAGATAAGCTGTCCTGTCCTCTGGATTGGCGATAATTGAATAGGCGGCCTGTGCGATCGGCTCATTCATCCCAGAATAGTCAACGCCTACATCCTTCTGCGCCAACGCCGAAGCGACGGCGGCTGTGGACTTTGCGGCAAGAGCCCCAAGTTGTCCCCTAGGATTAGCCTCTACTGGGTCGCTTAACCAAGCCGGTCCTTTTGGGGTAACAACTTCATCATTTTCCCAACCCATTACTTTTTCTTTCTTATGGAGCCATCGGGGGCAATATATCTGTCCCCGCTCTGAAGGGTATTATATTCAGCCTCGGAAGTGATTCTTTTCGGCCCAGTGTGGGCAGGTGGCGTTTCCGTGACTGGCGCGGTGCCACCGCGTCTTTCAAGCTGGGCAGAGATGGTATCCCTCAAAATCTTAAGGGAGTTCAAAGCCTGATCCGGCGAGGTAAAAGTCCCAAGACCTTTGATGAGGTCATCTATTTTTGCGGCGTCGATCTTGAGCCTTCCAGCCGCATGTCCCGGCAGGCCGCGATATGTTTTTTGCAGATCAAGAATCTGCGTTTGCAAGTCGCTCGCTGGAGTCGCGGCGCCAGGACTTACCATGCCGCCAATAAACTCCATCCCACGGCCCAGCATCCCACGGCCACCTACAGACTCAGGATTCTGCTGGATCATTCGCGTAGTGGCGTCTATCTTGTCCAGCACGTTGACGAGCGGCTCATCCAGCTTTGACCCTTGTTGGTCAACAGATTGTTGATATGTATCCGCACGCTGTTGCTGAACGCCGAGCCCGAGTCTTTTTAATTCCGCAGCAGTCTCCTGCTGGAATTGCTGATGTTTGGCAATTTCTCCTTTGTACCATGTATCCAGCGCCAATTTGTCTTCATTGGTCTTAACACGAGCAAGCCCTTCCTCTCTCTGGCGTTGCAGATTGTCGATACGATATTGAGCCAGTTCATGGGATTGCTGCAAGCGGGCGGCTGTGGCCTCTTTGCGATCTTGCGAGGCAAGCCCATAATGCAAAAGCGTCTGCGGATCGGCATATCGTGTGGCAAGATTCATCAAATCCTGCGGGCTAGCATTAGGTCCTAGATTTTGACGTTCCTGCAAAAACTGCTGCTGAAGCGCCTGCGTTTGTTCATCGCGTTGCTGTCTCTGCAGGTATTGCTTCATGCCCAGATATGGGCCGAGAACAGGCTGGCTCGCCAGAGCGCCCTCTAGGGAAGTGTCAAGTTGTGGATCGGCCATTTTAGATCAACCCTCCTCCACTAATCAGATTCATCTTCTGCGGTTGCTGGTTGCTGCCGATCAGCTGCATCAAACCGGCAAGATTTTGAGGATAACCTAGTTCGCCCTGATCGCCGGTCTGCATTGTGCCGCCAAGACCTCCTCCACCGCCCATTTGCTGCTGCCCTCCGCTCATACCTGGAAGTCCGGAAGGCATCGGCAACCCGCCAGTGGGAAGCAGGCTTGACAGTCCTCCGCCCCCCAAAAATCCGCCAACACTGCTGGCGGCGCTATCACGGAAACTGGTCCAGCGACTCATATAGCTCCTCCGCCGCTTATCATTGGAGAGGTATCAACCGAAGGCATTTGAGCCTGCTGTAGCTGAGCAAGGAATGCCATAAGGCCGGGTGAGAATTGCGCAGAGCTTTGGAGTGGGTCTTGGTAGGTATTGATAGGCTGGACGCTCGGATAACCGGGATAACCCTGACCTCCCAAAGCGCCCTCCAGCCCTCCGGGCGCTTGCCCGCCCGCTCCAGACATGCCTCCCATGCCGCCGCCAAATAGCCCCCCGGCCCCTCTGGCCGCCGATCCAGCCCAAGAGGTCCCAGTCAGATTGTTCAAATAGTTGCCTAGGAAGTAGCTTCCCACTGTACGGCCTACTTTCCTCGCCCAAGGATGCTCAGAGCCCGCTGGGTGCCCTACGCCACCAGCAAAGATATCCATGCTGTTCTGCTCGCTGCCATATGGGTGGCTCCAGCGATTTGCAATGAAGGCATCCTGAAGCGATTGAGCACTCCCTGGCATCGAAGGAAGGCGCTGAATCCAGCTTGGCTCATGGCTTTTTGCCTGAGCAAAGGTATCGCTAAAGAAATCGCCCAGCCGACTCATTAGCTAAATCCCATGCCCGCGCCGTCACTTCCGATGGAGCTCCAGTCTGTAGGCAGGCTATTCCCTCCGCCCTCGCCAAACATGCTTCCCCAGTTCTGATTCCCCAAGAGTGCCATCAATGGCCCCAGCGAACCGAAAGCCCCCATATTCGCGCCCATTGCGCCGCTTCTAGCCCCTGGAGCGGCTTGGTTGAAATAACCGCCTCCGCCATAGTTGAAAAGACGATCGCGCTCATTGCCATAACCCCGTAACATCGCTTCCAATGCCCCAGCCTGCGCAGTTCCTGAGCCCGCCGGATTGCCGACAGTGGCGGAATAACGCCTGTCAGACTGATTGGCCAAAGCCTGAGCCGCAGGGGAATTGAAATAGAGGTTTGGGTTTGCAGTAATGGATGAAAGCTGGTCGCGGTATGGCTGCCCCATCTGGAAATACTGATCCGATGTTTGCCCTCGCTGGTTGCGGTTGAAAAGCGATCCGCCGAGGTTCAACCCCCCGCCGATAATGTCCATCCAATTTACAGCCATATCATTCTCCTAAGCAGTCAGCCCGACCCATGCACCAGCTTCTTTGTGATAGATACAAGTGTTAGCTCCAGCCGCTCCGTCGCTCCTAAAAGCGAAATCACCATTAGCGCCTAACGATGCGGATGGTACGCCTATTACTGCATGGACGCGAAGTGTGCCAAGACGAATAAAAGACGGGACTTGCCCAATACCTTCTTGGTACGCGTAGGAGGTTGGATCAAAGACGGGAGCGTCCATTAGTCGATTCGCGCTAAGAAATTATGGATTCGCGTTGGCCTCGCATTAGTATTGCCCAGCCTGATATGCGCCTTCCTGAATGAGCCACCACGGAATAGCACCTTGCGATCCTGAGTCTGATCTATGGTCCCGAGCGTTGAGAACGTTTTGCTATCGTCAATGCTTATTTCGACAGTCAGATTGTTCGCGCTCGTATCGGTATCTGCGTCCACGCCATACATAGGCATGAACCTGCGAGAGGAACCATTCGTTGGTAGCTTGAATTGTGAAAACCATTGGTAAGAAGTTCCGTCGTCTTGCCAATTATCTATGGACGGAAAGTTGTAAATTTTATTCTTTAGACCAGTGCCACACGGAAGGAAAAATTCTCCGCTATTTATCGGGCTAAAAACTGTGCTCGTCCATTCAAACCATTCCTTCCATTTAGGGAAAAACATCAGCCACATTTGAGACGTAGCTACAGGAAGGGTCAACGATATAGCCACCGCTTGTTGGCCAAAGAATCCAACGGAGTTGAGCGAATAGAAAGAGATATTGGTTATTTGACTTAGGATTTTGTCTATATATGGAGAGCTAATCTTCTCGAAGATTTGTCCATTATATGCGAAGGCTCCGGCAGATTTTATTCCTCCAGAATCTCTGCCTATGAAAAATAGGGTGTTATCAATAACACAGGAATAATGCCCTGCTCCTACCACTGTCGGAGGCGGCACAATGAGACCGATCCTCTGATGAAGATGTCTAAGCGGCAAAAGAGGACTTCCAGTTGTATTCCCGGCGTTGTAAAACATCTCGACGGTATCATCCCCGAACGCCAGGATTTGATTGTTCAGTTTTGCAAGCCCAACAGGGGCATCTTGAACTATTTGCTTGGTTAAAAAACTAGTGGCAGTCCAATTTGCTAGACTATTGCTATCAGAATTGAAAATTCTGTTTTGAGATTCTAGAACAAACGCAAAGCCATCCATGTGCTCAATCTTCCCACGATGGACCAATCCAGTAAAATCAGCATCAACGATTTCTGTCCAAGTGGCTATGGTGCTTGAGAACCATACCCTATGGTTGTCGTTCATTACATTTCGTCTAGTTTGTAAAACGACCGTCTCAGCACCGCTGATAATAGTTTTATCGACAAAGCATGGAAGATTGCTGGCGGTATTTGAAAGGATTGTTGTCGTCGTGCCGGAATTTGAAACGCGAATGTCCCTATTTGATCCATTGGGAATGGTACTAAATACCCAAGCGAAAACGTCACCGCCGCTCTTCCCGGCAGTATTCCCGGCGGGTTGGGTGCTTATTAGATAAGTGTCTTGCGTGCTACTCCCATATGAATTAGCGTCAATCGTCACCCCAGGTCGCTTCGCAAGTGTCAGCGTGCCCTTACCAGTTGTCGCATTCTTCGACAATTCATAGAAACAATTTACCTTTCGTTGATCCTCAGAATTGGTAACTGCATGGGTATATCCAGTTATACCGCGCTCGTTGTAGCTGCTGGCAAGCGGGATGATGACGTTCGGCTCGTCAATTGCAGGCGATGCTCGTAGTGCTGCTTTTTTAGGCATTGGCTTGAAAGTAAAGTACGGAGTCTTCTGCATTCAGTCCAACATACATCGCCCGAGCTTCCTGACGATTCTTCTCCATCTCAACCGTCCACCTCCCCACCGATGGAGAAAGCGCAAAGGCCAGCTCCCACGAAAGATAGCGGAGTGCCTCCTGCGGAAAGGCAATGTCATTCGTCGTAGCGTCATAGTCCTCGGACGGATACAAAACCGTCAAATAGAGCTGCTTGGTAACATCAGTCGGCTGCGTGTCAACCGTGATCCGCGTATTGAGTCTCAACGGCTCAACGAGGATGCAAGTAGGGGAACCATCGGCGAACTTTGCGACAGTAGCCTCATACTGTTGGACTTGGGTATAAATATCGACCGGAGTATCATTGAAATTCTCATCTCTAATCGCGGCAAACTCGATATAGGGAAATCTCTGCGCTCTGGAAGTGAACCACCAGACATAGTTGCCCGCCGAGGCGGCGGAACTGAGCGCATTAATCACGGTCGCGGTAACGGCGGGCGTGCCAGTGATAGTCGTCCATTGGATCGTCCCAGCGTCTAGCTCAATCCCAATTACATCACCGGAAGTCATCGTCACGATGGTTCCGGGATAGCTCGTTATGTCCGTGTTGGAAGTAATGCTGAGAACGGTTTGGCCCGCCGCTTCCAGGTTGCTTATTGTCGTGCGACCGATAACTGTGCTGGAGGGTGAATCAGTTGAGTTGGGTCCGATCAGATAGGTCTGCTGTCCAAGGGCGAGCGGCATGGTAATGCGTTGCCGCGTATGGATCGGCATACCCGGAGAACCGTCGGCGCGACCCTGATGCTGCTTTACAAGCATTTGCAGACGTGTAAGTGCCATTGTGGAATCGGCTGTGGCGACGGTCCCACCCGGAACAATTACGCCGAGGTCTTCATAAGCACTTTGTATAATCTGTCCTGCCGTAAGGCTGAAGTCCCAGCTGGCGGAGGTCGTCATGCCACCATCCTTTGCTCACCCAATATAGTTTCTATCGCAGAGAACATCTGCTGTGGATGGATATGGTACTGGCAAAGCGCAGTGCCTGTTTCCTTGTCCTGCGGGCAGTCCATCCAAGGGCTGTGCCCCTCTGAACCATGGAGCTGGTGGCAATGATATTTGCGGCAGCCGACTCCCTCTTGCTGTTCAAGTGGGATGGTATTCTTCCAATGCTTGGTTAAATTTTCTTGGCTCGAATGGGATAGAGTGACAATCTTGTAAGCATCCATGCTACCAGCAGCATTCAAAAGACCCGTCTCAGTCCCTATGATGATGTCGGCGACCTCGGCAAATGACATGGACTGCCTTATCGACCATTTACCCGACTGGCGATGGACCCTTTTTTCTTTTTCCCAGCCTGCTTCAAGGACTGTGCAGAATTCATCTCCGACCAAAACAATATGAACATTTGGATACTGAAGCATAACCCCAGCAATAACAGCATCCAGATGGGGCCATACCTTATGGCCCGATGAACCGGATAAGCTCCAGAGAATGTTGATTGCGCCATAACTTCTCGCCTTGTCTCTCGCCCAAGCCTTTTCTTCTGGGGTTGAATAGAACCTCGGTTGATACGGCGGAGGTACTTCCGCCAATTCGTGCGTCCATTCCAGATAATTTTTGTTGAGATATTTCTGCCTCAGATGATTGGGCCATTCCCATGCCGCCCTCCCCGGAGCGGCAAGCAAGGTGCATTCTACTGACTCGGACAGATTCACCCACTTGTCGTACTTTTTTCTCGTCTCTTCCCAAAACTCAAACAAAAACATCGGCGGCACTGCATCACGATCCTGAATGATGAAGCGGTCAACGTGTGGGTCATGCTTGATTGACTCATACCCCTGCCCCGACTGGCAATATAGCGTAAGATGGTAGTCCTGCTCTTTCAACCAAGGAAAGAGAGAGGAAGTCTGTATGGCGTCGCCGATCGCGCCATACCGAACAATCGCGCAAGTCTTGGAAGGCTTAGGCAACCTCCAAGAGAACTCCCGCCTCATAGTTTCTTCACCACGAAGAAGAGACTATATTCATCGTCCTGATTTCTCTTCTGAAAATCTATCAAATCCCAGTCGCAGTCCACTTTTTCGAGAGCTGCGACCACTTTGTCATAGTTGACGTTCCACTTGTGATCTGGATTCGCGCCGGTTTCTCCGACCTTGGGGTATTCGTCTTCGTCGGGAACGTATAGACATAAATGCCCGCCTTTACGCAGGACACGCATCCAATCAGCGAGGGCGTCAGGCACTTTTTCATATTCAATGTGCTCAAGGAGATGGGAGGAAAACACGCAATCAACAAATTCAGTAGCGAAGAGGGTAAGTTTTTCGCATGTATCGACTAGAACGTCTGCGCGGCTCTTCCAGTCGAACATCTTGTCATGATGCCCATTGTCCACGCCGACGAAATGCGGAAAGACCTTGAAGGGTCCGCAACCCAAATCTAGAGCCCTTCCACGCATGTATGGGACCAGCTCCCAACGGACTTTCGCCGCCTCATTCCCCTGTGGAGCGTCAATCCTCCAGGTCATGCAGCCTCCTTCAATTTGAGGTGAGGAATAATTGCCTCCCACATCTGCTCTGGCTTTATATCGACCTGACAATGACTACCCACTGGTTGCATTTGCCCGTCAACTGGAAGATACCCTTGCTTGCAAAAGGTAAAGTCTTTGTGAATGATATGGCAAGGGTAGCATGGCGTATTTTTGGGCGTGAGACCTGTGGTATTGACCCAATGCTTGGTCAGATTCTCCACGGACGAATGTGACATCAGCACAATTTTCGGCACCGACATCATCGAGGCAACATTCAGTATCCCAGTCTCCGGACCTATCACTAAATCCGCTTGGCCAAGGAAGGATAAAGATTGTCTGATGCTCCATCTACCGGCTTTCCTAAATACCCGCCCCTCATCTTCCCATCCGGTCTCCAGCATTTGCGCGCTTCCGTCACCCAAAGTAACAATCCTGACGCCGGGTATTCTGAGGAGGTTGGCGAAAACCTGATCCATGTAAGGCCAGCACTTATGGATGGCAGACCCAGCCAAGGCCCAAACTACAAAGAAATTTCCGCCCATTTCCTCGCGCTGCTTTTTTGCCCACATTCTTTCTTCAACGGTCGTGTAAAACGTCGGCTGCGGCACAAACGGAACATCAGCTAAGGCATGAGTGAATTCCAGGTAGTTGACATCCATCAGCATGTGCCTAGCCTTGTGGCTGAACTTTACATTTAGATTGGAGGTCAGCGCCAGGAGATTGCTCTCCACTGACTCGCACAGATTGATGAACTTGTCGTACTTTGCCTCGATGTTTTTGAAGAAGAGCGGTAATTCGCTATTGGGAATATGGTTCGCTTCCTGAACGATTATCCGGTCGATATGCGGGTCATGCTCCACCGTCTCAAACCCAGTCGGAGTCGTATAGAGGGTGACATGGTAGCCCTGCTCCTTCAGCCCGGGGAGGATGCTGGACATAATGATGAGATCGCCAATAATACCGTAGCGAACCACTGCACATGTCTTAAGCAGCGGAGGGTTCTTCCAAGAAAAATCGTGCCTCATATTTCAATATTCATCGGCTGGATTTTGAGCATATCCAGATTGTTTCTCACACTGATCCATAGAGCGCACTGAGCGACCATGTTATCTATCACCGTCACTATGGAGCTGTCGCTTATGCCCCAATCGCGCATTTTCTTCGCGATCTCCAAATACCCAGTACCAATCTGATAACATGCCAACTCCTTTAGCCTCATCTGCTCATGCTCGTTCCCATTTGCCGCTCTCATCTTCCCCTCAAGACCGGCATTGTTGGGATCGTTATGCTTGATGTAGGTATGAAGGGGCTCGGCAATGAAGTAAAGGCCATTCCTCGCCGCAGCTAAAGTTGCGAGGTAAAAGTCCGGGGATATGAGGTAGGGAATAGGTCCTGCGGCATTGAAAAACTCGCGCTTCCAAGCATTAGACGAAGACCCGCCGACCAAGTTTGCAATACATTCCTGCACACCCACCATCTTTGTTTCTTTCGGATGAGCGGTTATGGCATTCACAGTGAACTCGGCATTGGCGAAAAGTTGCTGGGTGAGAACCATGTCAGCGTCAGTCTTCTCGAATCCCTCCACTACCTTGGCAGTCCTACCCAGCTCCGAGAAATCATCTGCGGAGGAACAAACAAAAACATCGGCATCAACATTGTCATTGAGCCAATTAAGATGCGAATTGAGCCCCGCCATTCCCCTCAGTGCCGTCTCTGGGCAATTGAGGACCGTAACCCTGTTATGGCCATCATATTTGGATGCCAGTTCCTTAATTACGTCCAGGGTGCCATCTTCTGACCCCTGATCGGAAATGACAATTTCCATAGGTGAATAGGTCTGCTTTAGAGCAGCAGTCATTGCCCGCTCTATGTGTTTGACCTTGTTCCGCGCGGGTATTACAAACGCTACTTTCATGGAAACGGGGGTTGCCCCCCGATCCTTTATGCAGTTACGGTCGCCCCTGGAACGACTAGAAGCTCGTAACTGACTGCAGCCTTGCTGGTCGCATCGACTCCGCTCTGGGTAATCAGTTGATCCCCCTGAGCAAGGGTTGTGGTGCCCAGGGTCACATTGGTAGTCGTCCCAATGGCCGTGGTCCCCACCGTTGTAACCCCGAGAGTAGAGGTCGTGGTGCCAGTGATCTTGATGATGTTGAATGACGCCGTTACCGTCGTCCCAATCACAGTCAGCGTGATTTGAGCCGACTTGGCAATCATATTGGTGAACGCCGCATACTTCCCGTATAGGGTAGTCGCGGCACCACCAGCCTCAAAACCGCCGATTGGCAATGGTGTTACATATGCCGGGTGGTCATAGTTCATGAATCTTGTGGCCATTTGAATCTCCTATTGCAGCAGCCTCTTTGCCGCGATTAGTAAATCATGTGGGGAAGAAGGCCCCCATTTAACGTCCGCAGGCTCTTGCGGACGAATTCCATTAGGGAGTAGCCCCCTAGACTGCGCTGTCAAACTTGACGATGCGTGCCTGCGTTGTGTTGGTGTGGCAGATGCCATAGCCGAGTAAGGCATACCATGCGATACCCCTAGAGCGCCCGAAGTCGTCGGGGATTTTCGCCCTGATTTCCTCTGGTGTATGCAGAGCTTCGCATAGAGTATCTTCGCCGAAGAAGAACACCCAGTCGGCTCCTGCGGCTCCAGCCGCATTCCAAGCATCGCCGATATCGCTAAACGGATCGAAAGTAGTGGTATCAGCCGCCCCACCAGTTGGAATACAGGTCTGTTCGACAAACCGCGTATTTTCGTACCGCCCAATCTCACCATTCATGATGAGTTCAAGACCTGTCTCCGTGTACTGATGGAGAGTTTCCAAGGTATTCTTGATCCCACGTAGGGCGAGGGGCCGAGCGATGGCGTAATAGTCATTGCCAGTGTAGGGCGGAATATTGCGGCCCTTCATGGTGTCCACGAGAGACTTTAGATTCGTGGTCGATATTGCCGCCGAGTTGGTATTGGTCGCAGTCCCATTTGCGGTCAAAGTGATGCCGTCTGCCGTACCCGTGGATACAGCCCGCAATGGCGTGTTGTTGAATTGCTGCCATGCGAGAGAATCCAGATCGACGGTAGCGTCATACTTCAGCACCTTCATGATCGGCTGCCTTACAGAGAACTTGGAAAGATTTTCCAGGAGTTCCGTATAAGGGATGCTAAAGCCGCGCTCATTCATGGTGAGCGTGCCTTGCAGGACGGTGTGTTGTCCCTGCCCGATCGTGTTGGTTTCCGTCAATGCACGCGAAGCACGCGCCATCATCGGAACCGTATCCCAGGTGAACGTCTGACCTGAGCGAGTTACTGTACCAAAGGCATCGCGGATGTCGGCAAATTGACGAAATTTGCATGTCGCCTGCACTCCCATCCGCAGTTCTTTACTGAGCCCTAGGGAATAATAGAATCCCCCGAGCGAGTTAACGCTCCAAAGTTGACCACCAGCCATTGAAATCTCCTAGGCATTAGGCAAACCCCTGGCCTTACGCATCGCAGCGATGGCATCGGCGCGGGTTTCCTGTTTTGGCTCCTCCGGCAAGGCAGCTCGCGCTGCAGCTTGTGGAAGATTCACGATGGAAGACTTTCGAGCTTCCTTATCGGACGGCTGGCTGGTGGCGTCGGTCGTCGATTTATCCGAAGACGGACTGGTAGCGCCAGTCTTCGGCATGATGGTTCTAACTTGATTGCCGAGGGATCGGTAAAAATTGTCCCAATCCCCTGGATGTCCTTTTTGCAGAGCTTCATTTCTGAGGGCGATCACCAGTTTTAGATGCATGGGGCTCGCGCCAATATCCTTGAATTCTCGATCGAACGACTTAACAGCGTCGTCATGGCGCATTTTGTCTGCTGCCATCTCGACAATCCTATTTTCATCTGTGGGCTTGGCTTGGGAGGAGAGAATCCTTTTTAGGGCCGCTGTTGCATCTTCCGGCGTGCCCCATCTCAGGATTTCGAGGTCTTTCTTCATCGCCTCGTCGGGAGCCTCCTTGGATGTTTCCCGTGGAACATCGCGGAGTTTGCGGACCTCAGCCAGAGCTTCATTGGCCTGCCTGAGTCTGTTTTCAGCCGCCCGCTGAATCTGGAAATTCTTGACCCCGCCAGCTTGGTCTATTTCCTCCTGCGATACCTCGAAATCCTCGCCATCAACCTTTACCTTTACTGTTGGTGTCGAGAATTTGCCACCCTGCAACATACTTTCAGCAGTAGGAGGAGGTAAGTCAGCTGGCACTTCCTTTGGAACCTCCTTGGTGGCGGGCTTTTCCTCATCCGCGAGGCCCAGTTCTATCCCCAATTTGCCCTTGGTTTCGATATCTCGGGCCTCGACCTCCTCCATCGCCTGCCGCCTGACTTCATTTCTAGGGGCAACCCTGACAAGATGGCTTCTTTCCTCAGGTTCCCCTTGGTCGATGGGCTCAGTCGTTTCTAGGGGAAGTTCGGGTTTGGCGGCTTCTTGCTGAATGGCTTGCTGAGCAGCAGAAGCTGCTTCTGCTGCCCTTCTTTCGCGCTCGGCATTGGAAGGTCTGCCCCTTGGGTTAGCCATTATCTGGTTTCTGCCTTTCGCTCCATACGATTAGAGCCTGTTCGCCTTTGGAGATCAGTTCGGCAAGCCAAGCCTCGAAATTTCTTCCATTCTTTGCCTGATTCTGTAGAGCAACAACTTTCTTTGTGTCTGAGGGGTCAACAGTTTCAAGTTCCTCTTGGGCCGCAGATACTTGTTGCTGCGCCATTCCCAGAAGAGTTTTCCCAAGATCGCTTTCAACGAATTTGCGTGCCTCTTCACCAATTTCGGCCTCGGCAATCAATTCATCATCGCCGCTCATTGAATCAATATCTTGGTGGCTTGGATGAGCGCCTCTTCTTCGTCGTCTTCTTCATATATCACCAAAAGATCAGTGAATGGAATGCCTCGTTCTGCCAAAACCTTGGCCAGAGTTTCTATATGCTCTGGAACCGCTTCTGGGAGGGGACTATATTCCTTTTCGTTCTCATATACAACTTCCTCTATTTTCTTCTTCTTTTTCCTTCTGGGGCGGAGGTTGAAAGTCCCCCTATCGACTGCGACAGTAACTGTTGAGCCTTGGAAGGCGAATTGACCATTTCCCTGGAAGGCCCCGCTGACTTGGAAGGCGAAATTAGACACGTTTGGCCGCTGTGCAAATCATGTCTTGGGCGACCTCCGAGTAATGCTGAAGAGCGAACCCCTGCGCTTCTTGGTTTTTGAGAGGCCATGGATGAGCGAGGCTATATCCCCAGGTGCAGGCAAAATCGCAGTTAAGCGTGAGATGCGGCGCATTTGCCGCTCGCCAATTCTTATCGAGGTAGTACCAGAAGAATTCAACCACTGGCGGCCATTGGTGCGTCAAATCGCCGTAAGCGCGGCCTGAGCGCCAATGGGGAGTAATGATCGTTGCTTTCGCGTCCTTTTGGAGCACGCGATAGAGTTCATTGAAAAAGTGGAGGCGCTCGTGGCCGGTCAGATGCTCTAGGAAATGGGAGCAATGAACCTCAGATACGGAATCGGTGCCCCACATCCATGGCTTCGTCAAATCAACAACCTTGTCAACACCGTCAAATTGAATGGCGTCAACGCCAAAGAACCCTTGCTTCTTATTCTTCCCACACCCGAGGTCGAGTCTGATCGGTTCCTGCACTGCTACTGGCTTCAACTTCTGCTTCATATAGAGCGAACTCCTTTGCTAGGTATTCCAGCCATTCGATGTAATGATCCGCTTCATAAGCGGGCATCCAATTCACCAGACCATCCCCTTTGGCCCGAACGCGCCGGAATGATCGTAATGCCCGACTAGAACTGAGCAGTCAATTGCACAGCGATATCCATACTTCCTCGCGTCCCCCCAGAAATAAAGGTCTTGAGTGCCAAGCCCAGTATGGTCCGCAACGGTCCTAAACCATGGCTTGCGCAGGCGCTCATCTTTGAACATCTTGAGCCGCCAGAGATTGAAGCCCATACCAGTGCCGCAGCACTCCACTAGGCCGCCGTTGGGATCGGGTGGTTGTGGCCTATAGTTCGGAACGGGGTCTTTTGGATCGCCCCAAATCTGCGGAACACCACCCTCGCCTTTCGTCCAGTAAAGACCGCCGATAACGGAGAGTTCAGGATGTTCTTCCATACGCTTAATGAGTTTCACTATTCCGTCGCTGGGGGCAAGATTGTCATGTTCAATCGTCAGCAAGAATTCCCACTTGCTCAATTCTGAATTGTCCAGAATCGATTGAATTGCAGTGCTGAATGCTTCACCGACCTCGAATCCCTCTGCGGCAATGCGATAGGCTGGTTGATTCGGAGGGAAGAACAGGGAGCAATGATTCAGATAGACCTTCGTCGGGATCATCTCGCCCGCTGGAATCAGCATGACCACGCGCTGTTTTTTCCAACTTCCACCCTCGATGATCCGCGCAGTAGATTGCTGGATGTTGTCGTTGTGCTTGCCGAATTCCTGTGCTCGTTTCATGCTTTTACCCACATAAGTTGATTGGTCGTTCCGGTGGATGGTTTGAACGCCGCACCTATTCCTACCGCAACGTCGGCAACCGCTTCAGTCCAACTCGGGTTAATGCTTGCGGCAGTGACTTGAACTGCGTCCTCGACCGCATAGGTCGTATCGGAAGCGCCAGCGGGGTCTTTTGAAGCCGTAGCGCGCTTGGTGAAGACTACCGGGTTTGTCCCAGCCGTATATTGCGTGCTGGAGCGAGCGTTATTGTCATCGTTGATGAAGCTGATGATGAGACACCCGTCCACGCTCGGGGTGAACGCCCCCGTTTTCATCGCGTCCGCGCCAGTGCTCCCGGCGATATTGGCAAGACCCGCCGAGCCCGCGTCTAGGCTGGCGCCTGCATTCCCGCTATATTCTGCGACCCAAGTCCCGTTGAAGGTCGTCGCCGTCGCCGTGATCGTGATCGTAATTGAGGTGGTAGTCGCGGCCACAGCCCACCACAGAGAAACGCCCGCCGCGTTGGTTGTATCTTTGATCGGTGATGCGCCGACAGCAGTCCAGCTATTGATGCCATCGGAGATCGTCGGCGTTGAGGTACCATCGCCGCAGGCAAATCCGCATACGAGAAGATTCCCAGTGGTAACGCTTTTCGTCACCGTTTTGGTTGAAGTAGCGGCGGCGTCTACGAATGCCCAAGCCATTAATCACCCATCACTGCCATCGCCCAAGCAGAAGCAAACCAATTGATCGTCGCACCGACCTGACCGATGACATTGACGATTGCATGGTCATTGTCGAAGGTCGTAGAAAAACTCCAAGTGGTGGCACCCAGAGTTCCGGTGGGCGTCATGAGATTGATGAGCGAAGTTGACGTAGGGGTGGCATCTGATGTTTTGTCTATCAGCATAACCTGATGCCAAGTCTTTGCGTCAGAGTTGCTCTGCCTTCTCGCCACAATATTTACTTCCATGCTTACAGTTACGTCCGTATCGAAAATAGGTATGGACAAAATGGGCGCTGCGCTTGCGTCAACTGTAGTGATTGCACCATTTATCTGGTTCCAAGGAACGCTCGAAGCCATTGCATTCTCCTAATGTCTTTATAGTTATCATGGATCAAGTATTACTGAAGTTAACGTACCACCAATTTTGTGTCCCAGCAGACACAACCGACATCGCCATAGTATTATTTGTCGTCACCGCAGAGGCCACACCTATCCCGAGGCCATCTGGCGAGCTTTGCGGAAGCGATCCGCTGCTCGTGATTGTAGCGAAAGTGTTGGATTGCGGCGCGATATGCAGATTGCTCACGGAGAGCAGCGTGAAGTTGCTGCCTACGGTCGCCGTTGTGCTTGAGTGCGCCTGACCAATGAAATACTCACCAGGGGTCAGAGTTGTTACTAGTGGAATGCGGAACATCTGCATTCCGGTGAAAAAGTTGGTCCATAAGTTGCTCCCGCTCGTGGTGCTGAACGAGGTTGTTCCCCCGGTGCTATTCGTCACCCAGCTCAACGCAACACTGGCAGAACTGGAGGATTGACTCAGACTTCCAGTCATCCCGAAACTCGCCGTAGTCCACTGGCTCATATTGCTTGAGTTACCGGCGAAGTCCTGACGGGTGAATAAGGTCAATCCGTGAGAATAGGAAAATTTGTTGGTTGCCGACGAATTTTGTGAACTCATACCCGGCGCGCTGACATTCAAAGATTTCAGAACATTGGCGTAACTCACTGCGATCGGCCAATCTAGGATGATGCGACTGAACCAGAATGAGGCCGGAGCATGGCTCGACGTGGCGGTGCCAGTAACAATGGGGTACGGATCCCAGGCGCTCAACGGCTTCGGAAAGACTGAAATCGTGCTGCCAGCGGTGCTGATGGAAATACCGCTCGTGCCGACGATGCTCGATGTCGCTGGAGCCTGTATCCAGATCGTATTGCTATTAGCTGCCGTAGATTGGGATAGCGTAATGGGGCTTGACCCGGCAAATACCCAATCAACACCAGTCGACATCCCCGTATTGCCTGCCGTATTCCCGGTATTGCTTACGCCTAGACCTTTGATCGCGCTTTGGTTCGATTGAGCGGCGACCGAGTACCAAATTGTTGATTGGCCTGCTGCAGTCGATTGGGACGCAGTTATCGCCCCAGATCCGGCAAAGACGAGCGTTCCAGAGGAGACAGTCCCAGTATTCCCCGCCGTGTTGCCAGTATTGCTTATTCCAGCCGCAACCCCTGCCGCCGGGGTCGGGCCTATGATCGTTACGGTGGAACCATTCCCAGACAGTGTGATGTTGTTCCCGCCATTGAAGAATAATGTCGCATTGTTAGAGGCATTGAAGGTCGTTGTTCCGGCGGTGTTGCCACCAAGGGTCATCGCCTGATATTGCGTAGATTGCGAAGTGATGGCGTTATGGCTTCCTACAATGGTATGCGAGCCGCCTGCCCCAGTCGAAAGGCTTAACGTCACCCCATTCAGATTGGTAAAGGCGAGCCTTGCCAAGGTCCCAGAAGTCGCGGCATCGGAGACCGTCATGGAGCTATTTGTAACGGTCGGGACCGTGTATGAAGCAAAAACGGTGTGATTGCCGTTGTTGCTGGTGCTCAACGTCATGGTGATGCCATTGGCAGCCGTGAAAGCGAGCCTGCCTACCGTCGCACTCGTTGCCGAATCCGAAACTGTCCAACTTGAATTCGTTACAGTCGGAACTGTATAGGATCCAGTGATTGCGCTTCCGGCTGATGTTCCAAAGCTAAAATTATTTGCATTCGAGAAACTCAAAGTCTGGAATGCGAATCCCCCATTGGCAGCGGTAATATTCTGGTTGGATTGCGAGGTCAGATAGTTGGTCTGAACTGTCGCCGTTATTGATCTAGACGATGCTCCAGTACCCAGACCGAACGAAATGCCATTGGAATCTCCAAAAACGATGCTGGCAAGATTGTTGGAGGTCGTGCCTGCCGAGATATTGACCGGGCTTGGAGCGCCAGCAGGCGCGGCGGCAGTTATATTGCCATCCGCGGACAATCCGAAACTAACACCACCGCCATTGCCGAATGCTCCGGAAATCTCGCTCCCGGATGCGTTCAGCGTATAGATGTGATTGGAATTCCAGTGCTTAGGCTGAATCTCGAATGCAGGATCGCTCGGCGTAGTGGCCGAGAGGCTATGACTTACGGTAAGACCCACTAGCGGCTCACTGGCATTTCATCGGAAGTCCCATCGTTGTAGTGGACAACGACAGCCGATGTCTTATTGTCTGATCCTTTCTTTAGCTGCATCTTGGAAGGTTTTTTCTTGGATGTCATGGCCTTCGCCATGGTGCCGATGCCTTCGACGAGAACCTTATTGACCTCGCCGCCCTGGGAAATCTGGTCCTTGATGCCCTTTATTTCGTTGGCGATGCTGTTCATAGAATTGGAGACTCGTTGGGCAACATCTTCGGTTACCACAGAGTCCTTTTCAATAATCGCCTTCTCAATTTCCTGCTGCCCTTTTTCAAGCTCTTGCGCGAGTTTCAATATCTGGCCGTTCAATTTTTGCTTTTCATTTTCGAGTTTAAGACCGGCAATCTCCCTATCCGAGACAGCCGCTGCGTTATCCGACGCTTGGGAGGATGCCTTGAGTTGATTTTCTATATCCTTCACATGAGCATCTATTGTGACTTGCAGCCGTTCGAGTTCGAGCCTTTGCTGGTCGATGGCCAAGGTGGCCTGCTTGATTTGCAAATCCCCTGCCATCCCGCTTTGTTGGACCTGGGCCTGAAGGTCTTTTGACTTCGCCTCCAGCGCGACCTTCATTCTTTCGATATCGACCTTCTGTTGTTCTATCCCAAGATTCTGCTGGTCAACAACAAGTTGCGACTGACGGATTTGAAGATCGCCATTAATGCGGCTTTGATCCACGAAAAGCTCCGCTGCCTTGATTTTCTCTGCGCTTTGATAGCCCAGAGCCTTGATTTGGCCTTCCTGCTGAAGCTCCATCTGCTTGGATTGAAGGGCTTGATGGAGCTGCTCCACCATTTTCATCGCCTTGATGAGCCTGGGGTCTTCTTGCTGGTTGTAGAACCGCGCCCCATCCCTGTAGCCAGCATTCGACCATACTTCCTTAACTTGCTCCATGACGTTCGCACCAGGAGGCGCGTTCATGATGAGTTGGTTCGCTGCTTGCGCGGCAAAAAGGAAGTTCTGCATCCGTTGCTGCGGATTGGACGAACCCATGCCCGCGTTGACATTGATGTTGACCTCGTTCATCAACATAGTATCGGTGATCTTGGAAATTCCGAAGCGGGGGAAAAGACGTGCTTTATTGGCGCACACGCCCAAAATTACATCATCGGTTTCATAATACTGTTCCAGCATGACGAGTTGCCGCAGGACCGGCTCCCACCATGTTTCGATGATGGTCCGCAGAAGATAGTCTGTCATTACCCCGGCGGTCTGGTTCGCCATCCGCGAACCACCCAAGGTATCGTTGACCGCATTATTGGATACCTTGGTGTTTGCTGAAAAATTACCCGCCAACTCATCAATGTCAGCTTTAAGCCTGTCCTGCTCCACGAAAGCTGAACTTGTAACGTCCGGCCAATTGGATTCTTGAACATCAGTTTTGGGATCAGTTGTGAGAGTAACCCCCCCGGGTACGTTCCTAACAAGTGACTGCACATCCACTTGCCTTCCTCTAGCAACAAGCCAGCGTTTGTTGAGGACGAATTTAACATTATCTAACCTCTGATTTCTGATGTCAGCGCCCTCCTGCTGGAGCGGCTTCACCAGCATCGGCATTGAGGTCTTCATGACCTTATGCGTCTCTAGGATTGAATACCCTATGACGTAGGGCCTCTTGCCGTGGAAATAGACTTCGTCTATTGGCTTGGCTGCGGTAAGGAGTTCTTCAGTCCCGAGCGTATAGAAAGCCTGATCGTCCCCTTGAGAATCCTTGATGAACCATCTCAGCACCCAGACAATATCGAAATTCTTGATGCCGGTAGTTTCATCGTGCGGGTCTTGCTGATTACCCAAGCGCGCCCTTCGGGTCGTATCCATGTCATCGGGACGCGCCTTCGCTATCGTCGCATCATCATATTTCTTCCATTTTGGCGATCCAGTCTTGTCGTCTTTGTTCTCCATCATCCCTTTTACATCGCAGACATACATGGGAATGATGTCGCAGAAATAGGGCGAGGTTCCTACCGGGTCCAGCCATGACGCGCCGCCATCGAGCCTGATGTTTTCGATGGGACGGAGTTCTATGCAGGGCTTATCTTTGATCTTCTTGCCGTTCCTTT